TAATTTACTAACTGAAATACCCTCCCATTTCTGAGAAGGTATTCTATTAGCAAACTATAGATTAGTTTGTAGTCAATGCAATCAAACTTGCAGGTTTAGTGCAGAAGAACAATGGAGCTGTCTCTAATGTAAATTCGACATACTCATCATCCTCGTCAACCTTAGTATTCATATACACTGGTTGACCATTTGTGTTAGCTGCTGATAACTTGTTACTTGGGGCATAGTAGCCACGGAACAAATCACGAACACCAGAAGCAAATGCCAAGCCTGTGTTATCTGCAAAGGCTTTCTCTGTAGAACCACTTGGCAAATTGAAAGTTGCATCGTAGGAAACGATACGAACGCCACGATGTTCAAACACATCCATAATACCCCACTGCATGTAGTTACTCAAATCATCACGCAAAGCTTGACGACCAGAGTTCATGTAGTATTGGTAAGCAGTCTTCATGTTTGGATGAGAGATAAGCTTGTCAAATGTCAATGGGTCAACGATGAATTCTACACCACCGATTGCACCACCGTTTTTAACATTCTTAGCAACCAAAGATTTGATTTCACGGAACTTAGCATCAACGTCAGTTGTTGAAGTACCTAAACCTAATGCCACTGAAGTTTGAGAGATACCAAACTCAGAGAACATATCTGCCATAGTTGTACCATCAGCAGTTTTGAAAACACCTTTCAGTGCTTGCAACTTCATGTACTCTTCGTTTTGATCGAATACGCGACGCATGTCTGTCAATTTCTCCGCAGTAGCATTTGCCAAAGTTTCTGTTTCAGCAGTACCAGTCTTGCGCCAGCCTTGGATATCTTCCACTGTCAAACGGTCAGCGTGTTTGAAGTACGCTGTACGCAATGCGAAAGAATCTACAGCACGTTCTTTACCTTGAGTAGATGATTTATCACCACGAGCAACTTGTGGCAGCAAAGTAGTTGTGCTAACATCTTTATCAAATACGATAGCTGTTTGGTTAGTACCTTTTGTATTGAACAAGTTCAAGCTGTTGATATAACCGTATTGCAATGGCGTTTCGATAATGCCATCAACGAAGTCAGTTTGTTTAAAACTGTTGTAGTAATCACGTACATTCATTTGTTATTTTCCTTTTATAAGATTACACTGCAACAGTGTCTAAAATGTTTTTGACTTTTAATGCAGCCAAAACAGTTGCTTTTTGTGGAGCTGACAATGCATCTTTGTAGTTCAATGCAGTACCAACAACTTTCGCATGACCACGTTTCAATACTGTCATCTTTTGATCGCCAACAGTTAATGAAGGAATGTCTTTGTCTGCTGTCAAGACAACACATACGTCAGCATTCAGAGTTGCTACAGCAGATGCTTGTACCCAAACATATTTGCTTGTACCATCAAATGCAACAACAGAGCCTACATCCATGCCAGCTTGCATAACAACTGTCACTGTTTCACGGCATACGCCTGATTCTGGCTCTAATTCCCAAGCCAATACACCAGACAACTTATTACTACGAGTTGCTAATTTAGTCATTTCATATCCTTATTTAGTTTTGATATAGTTTTTGAAGTGTGTAGGCTTGACTTCTTTAGCCTCCGCTGTTACACCTGCTTCAGTGAAAGCTGCACTCTTTGCTTCAGCATCAAGATTAACTTTCATAGTTGATACAACAGCAGCAAAAGCTGTGTCATCCAACACTTCCAATGTAGTCAACAATTCGGCTGCTTTGATTGTGCCTACTGCTGCTTCCAAGGATTCTTTACGAGCCACTAAACGTGCTTCTGCAGCTTTAGTTGCCAATTCTTTCTTTTCATTTTCTACCACTGCCAAAGCTGCTTGAGCTGCTTCAAACTTAGTAGTGAGTTCTGCAAAAGATGCTTGCAGCTCTGTTAAAGCAGATGTAGAGGTCGCAAGTTGTGCTACCAAGTCTGCTGAAGCATCTGTAGATGCGAAATCAGCCGCGATTGGCTGATCTGTTGCTGTAGTCATATTAACGACTTCCTTTTCAATGTCTGCTTGCGCAGGGGTTGCTACTTGCGTAGCGGTTGCATCAGTGTTACCTGATAGAAACTTTTTCAAATGTTCTAACATATATGTCCTTATAATTTAGCTAAGTAAGCCGCAAACTCTTGATGATTCATAATCTTATTCACTAAGCCAATCTCTTTAGCTTTAGTTGCATTGAATACTTGAGCGTCAAGTGCTAAGATGTCTTCGACAGGAACTCCTGAGTATTTGCTAACGTGTTCTGCGAATTGGTTTCCGAGTTCTGTAACTTCAGTTTGAAGGTTGTCCAAAAACTTTTTAGAAAATGAACCATCCTCTTTGAACGGAGTTTTTCCTTGCGTACTGGAAATATAAATTGGTTTTATGCCAGCATCTGCTAAAGCCTTGCTCCTGTCAACGACTGCGCAAACGCAACCAATCGACCCTGATTTCGCGCTTGGGTGACTTATGACTTCATCCGCAATTACTGCAAGTGCGTAAGATGCTGAAGCAGCAAGCTCATCAATATAAGTAATTAACTTCACATCATTTTGATCTGCTAACTCGCGAATCCTATTGGCTGTACTAAAACAGTGAGCAGCTTCCCCTCCCGAAGAACTATGTGTAAACACAATAGTTTTAACTCCTTCAGAAATCAGTTGCTCAGTATCGTTAATTAGTTGCTGGTAGCTAGTACCTACTTCACCACAAAGAGCATTTACAGGTTTGTATGTCAGAGAGCCAGATACTAGGATTTCTCCTATCTTACCCATTGAAGCTGGTTTTTTAGGTTCTACTGCTTTACCAACCACACCCATATTAATACCGCCAGAGTTCCGTAATGCAAGATAATCCAAGATTACTGCAAAACTATCTTCTGTTATTAATTGAGGTGAGTTTACAATCGAACCTGTTAATTTTAAAAGTTCATG